TCGTCTGAGCTTAAAAGCCAGTCGATTCTTTGGACCATGTCTCTTGTTCGTCGAAGATTATAAGCTGCTTCTTTGAATTTTTCTATAATTTCAGAATCTAAATAACGAGCTTCTTTAATCTCTCCATATATATTTGTATGAGCTTTGTTATTATTTTCTATTAAGCTTTCAATTTCTTCTGCCATTACCTCTAATTTATATTGATTATATTCAAAGTATCCTCCACTCATATTTTTTCGGTCTCAACTAATAAATTAACTAATTTTAAATTTGTATCTATTTTTAAAAATGATTTACCTTTGCCGATAGACGACTTCAATTTTCCCTTGCCGCATTCATTGTCAAAAATATACCATGAGATCCATCCGTCACGATCAATAAGACTTAACATGCTTACAAAACTTGACCAAATGGCCTCAAATAATGGACCATTCGGATCAAGTGTACCTGATTTATTTGCGGCTTCACAAGCTTTATTCAAAGTTTTGTATTTACTGACTGAAGTTTCTACAACTTCGCTCCAATAATCATAACGCTTTGATTTTTTACTATGGTCTGATTCGCTCATTTTTTAATCAGGTTTTATATATAACTTTTCTAGATCTAGAAAAGAGGGTCTATCAATTCGAGAGGATCTACTTTAATGGCCTTTGCCTCTTCAAGAAGATCTTGGGTTTTAGCAAGAATTCCAATAAATTGGTCTCTATAAAAATCACTATCAATTCTAACAGGGAAGTCGGCTGTTTCACCAAAATTAGTTTTGATAAAATCAAGAAGGTCTACAAAGGAATGTATAGTTTCTTGGAAAAGAACATTTTGGTTGATAGAATCGCATAATTCTTTTTCAAGCATTTCGATATAAACAGAATCATCTGTTTCATAGGCTTCTGCAATTTGTTCTTCAATAGTTTCGTTTGTTTCTTGATTCATAATGAAAATATACTGACACCACCAGTGTACAGTATACTTTTTGAAAGTCAAGATTTTTTTCGAAGATTTTTATTTTTAAATCTTTTTAAATTTCAGACTGCTTTAACAAACCTGCTAAGAATAGAGAAATATTATGCTCTGCTGCGATATTAAGGGTCTTCTCGTCGGGGCTGACGATAGGGTTCTCTATAAAGGTGGCGATACTCTCCTGCCACTCGTTGGAATTTTTAGAAGAAATAATAGACTCCGTTACGCTCCAACAGAGATCTTTCTGTTTAGAGCTAAGTCTCTTTATACTGTTTATCTCTCTATATTTAGACTCTACAGCTTCAGATAGATCATTAACAAGTTTGATATTATCGGATATTTTTTGTAAACTAAATTTAGATGCTCCTATCGGAGAAACTTTTTTAGTTGTTTGGGGAGCTTTCGTTCCTGCTGGTCTACCAACTGACTGTCCGAGCCCTTCTTTTTTCTGGCCGCCTATAATTGGTTCGTAAAGACCTTTATCCTTGAGTTCTTTAAATTTATTTTGAGCTTCTACGGAGTTTTCAGAGAGAGGAAGAGAGTGAGTCTCGAATGCATCAAAGAGTTCTTCGGGTGTCAACATTCCAATTTCAGCAAGTCTTGTGTAGACTTTCATATACTCGATCTCTTCCTTGAGATCTACCTCATCAAAAACTGGCTCTGGTATTTCTGTGAACCCTAATTCATTAGCAATCATTTCCATTTCTGGAATCAAGAAATTATTTAAAAAGGCTTGTCTAGCAGAGCTTAATCTCTCTAGAAAGACTTTTATTTTTATCATCGAGTTCGCATACTTCTCATCTCCCCAGAATATATTCATCAAACCATTTGCAATATCTTGATTAACAACCTGATATTTCTCTGGTCCTAAAATTTTATTTAAATCTGGTAGAACGAATTCTGCTTTTGTGGAATAGTCAGAAACTAATACCCTACCCACACTCTCCATTTCAAAAAGATCTTGTAATGCAGATAAAATTCTAGAATTAGTATTCGCATCTCTATCTTTATCACCTGCCGTAATCAGAAGGATCATATAGTCAGCTGTTCTGGCTATAACCTTCTCCATTTTCTTAAATTCTAATTTTAAATCAATATCAAAAAGTACAGGGTAGTACATTGGGACCGATAAAGCTTCGTAGTCTTGTTTACCGCAGAATACAGCTGTTAAATATTCCGTGTCGATAGGTATCTCTGGGAGTTGGCCTCTTTTAATTTCATCTCTAATTTTTACGGGTAGAGAATCCATAAACCTTTTTTCATCTTCTGTCTTTGGAACTTTCAATCTTGCTAACTCGTAGGAGTTAAGCATCTTATAGTAATTGAAATTAACAAACGTAGCAGAGCCTTCAGCTCTCATATCCGCAGGATTTAAAATAGTATAACGCAAAGGTATTTTTTTCGCAACCTCTGCTCTAGACATTTTATTTACTTCAATATTTGTTATGTTGTACAAAAACTTATAAATAAAAACATTTCCAGAACGAAACCACTCTCTGAAGAATCTTTCAGATAAAGACCATCCATTTATTTTCTTGTACCATTCATTAAAGAACTTTATAGATCTTTTATTCTTGCCTCTGAAACTTAATTTAGAATTCGCAAATTCAGTTTGAATATCTATCGTATTTCTGAAGATAGCTACATTCCAATAAGCTTTTTGACAAAGCACAATTGCCTGTTGAGCGCTTAAGGTTCCAGTGTTATCCCTAGAAAAAGGAGATACCCCTTTATTAATATTTTCTATTTCCCCTGACAAACCAGATAGAGGATTTTGAAAACTATTCGTTCCTCTATTTCTTAAATCTCTTGCAGATTCTGAAATAAACTTCGGAGTAAAAGGGTCTGAATTTACGACTACAGAGTCGGCTTTAGGTTTACGCGCCATATACTGTTATACACTTTTAAAGGTTAAAAAACCTCTATAAATTAATTTTAACCTTAAAATTTACCTAAACATTCTCGGAACGAAATCGAAAGACGTATTTATTTCTTGTTCTCTGTGCATATCAAAATAACATTTGACACCCCAGCTACCAAGAAGCAAAACTGTATAAGAGTCTCTTCTTGCTCTGTGAGGATTATTGTCTCTTTTCATTGTAGCTGGCAAGTCAAATTGTTGATTCCCATTAACGCTGGTCGAGACCTCTATAAGCGAGCACTCCCTTTTTGTCAAGTTGATCATGTCGCCCAAGTGTTCGAGGAAATCCACTTTCATTTCTTCTTGAACATTTTTAGCGATTTCTCTTATTTCATCTTTACTTATTGATTGATTTTTTGAGTAATGTAAATCTTCTATCGGAAAATTTTCTTTTATAGCATTTTGAAAATCGCAATCATTGAATACTGGAGCTGCAAATTTTATCTTTTTCTTCTCAATCATCCATTGTAAATTCTCATTTGAGAATCTTAACCATCCTCCGACACCGAAAGCTTGAGAGTGAACTATCTTTCCATTTTTAGGATCATAACTGCTTTTTGAAGAAAGTATACCTTCTTGAGAATTATAGTTTAAAAAGTCATGATCAAAAAGGTGAAGCTCTCTTGGGATTAATTTAAATTCTTTTGCTATCTGTAAAAAGGCTGGGCCACCACTATTGTCTATAATCGCATAAACAATATTAAATTTTTCTAAAATATACTTAAGATATAAGCATCTTTTTTCGTTTGTGCTATTCGGAAGAGCATAAGCATGAACGAGTATTGCAGATTCATCTTCTTCGTTCAACTCAAGGATAGCCATTGCGAAATCATCTGAAGTCTCAGAGTTATTGTAGTTAGGATCTATTGATAAAATATATTTCTTATCTGCGTCTCCTACGATTTTTACTATAGGATATTCCCCTAGTTTAACGCTGGCTTCTTCTATGGCTTTCGCTGAAAAGTAACCTCCAGTATCATCTCCGAATATAGCTTCAAGTTCTCTATCGAACATTGATTTAGACATCGTTCTTCTCATGTCTTCGATAGCTGATTCTTCCATGAATCCTTTAGGTGCAGCTCTGTAAGACATTCTGAAAACACAATGGTTTACATTTTCAGCATTAGGATCTAAAATCGTTTTAACATAAGGTACATAGTTATCTCTATAAAGAGATTCAAATTTATAACTAGCGGAAGATAGACCTATAATTTTGTTATTTGAAGAAAACTGTTGAACTTCCTCTGGTTTTAAAACTCCATTTTCCACTAAAACTTTTTGAGCATTTGTAATCTCTTCATGCTGAGGACCGTCTTGGCGAACCATCAAGAACGGTTTAAGAATAGAATCTATAATCTCTTTACTGACAACTAATAATTCATCAACAATTAGAACATTGAAGCGGTAACCTCTAACCTTACCTAATGGAATAGCTGTTATAGATGAATACCCAATTTCCATTGACCAAGCATCGCTAGATTTTGAAAGTTGTTTTGTAATACAAGATCTTAAGAAAGTTCCGTTCTTTGGATGAGAAGCGAAAGTATCAATTTGCTTCATGATAGATTTTGACTGTCGGAAAGTTCCTGAAGCTATACCAATTTTAACTCCGGGATTGCCTAAAGCGTAAATTATACAAAATAAAGAGATTACGAAAGATTTAGAGAATCCACGGCCAGCTACAAGAAGACAATAATCTTTTAAAATAAACGATCTCAATAATAAATCCTGAACAGGATCGAGTTGAACTCTGGTCAGAAGGTAAACCATGAAAGCTGGATTAGCTAAACAGTATCTAGCAAACCATTGTTGAGCTTCAGATTCAGAAAGTATACCTTTAATTTCTGCCAGCTGATCATTTGTAGATTTCCTGAGTATAACAGGATGTGCTCCTTCATTCCACATATTATATCAAATTAAAATCTTTAAGAAATTCTAAATCGTAATTTCTTACCTTATCTTTCATTTTAAAAATTTTTATCATCAGAGCTTGGGAGTTTTCTCTTGAGTCAGAAAATAAAAATTGTATGTTTTTATATTTAGAGCAGATTTCTCGTATTTTAAAAAATACAAATTTACCATTTATATACTTACTAAAACTATTTTCTGGGCTATAGTTTATTGCATTGCTGACTTTATTCTCTACTAATACAACGAGGTACTGTCCGAAGTCTTCCGCTCTACTGATCTCTCTATCGAATCTTTGAGCTCCCGCAGTGAGAGTCGAGACTAAATCTTCTAAACTTTTTCTTTCGATAAAAACATCGGAGAATAAAGGTCCAGTTGTAGTATAGTCACCACAACTTAATTTCATTTTTTTAGAATCTTTAAATTGTAGAGCATTTTGTTCTCTTGTATCTATAAGTATATTAGGTTCATCATCATGGAAAAAAGGTTCGGAAATATAATCATATTTCAATTTCAAATTTTCTTTCGAGAATTCTTTTACAACAGTTTCTTTACTTCCAAATATTTTTACTAATCCTGTCCAAGATGGTAAAAATAAACTTTTCAATTCTATAT